GTGTATAACACTGTGTACCATTCCGACGAACTCGCTGCGCTTTTACGACAACAGTTGGTGACTGAAGGATCTGCAATGTGTACTCAAGGGCAGGAAAAGTTCAGGGTATCGTACCGCCGGACGGGTGGTCGATGTAGTGGTGACATGAACACCGGGCTAGGCAATGTAATGCTGGCCTGTGGATTAATGTACACTGCGCTGGAGAACTACACCTGCCATCTCATCAATAATGGCGACGATTGCGTTGTCATCTTTACGAGCGAATCATTCAAGCGGTTCAAACGTAACAAAGACAAATTCATCCAGGAATGGAAGTCATTTGGTTTCACCATGGAATTTGAAGGTGAACCGACCACTGTTTTTGAAGAGATGGAATTTTGTCAGATGGGACCTGTATGTGTTGCTGGAGTATGGCGAATGGTCAGAAGGATGTCAAGTTTGGACAAAGATGCCGTAATTGTCGGGAGAGACAGTACGAGCATAGACACTTGGCTGCACAACGTGGGCACCGGTGGCAGCATCGCCTGTTCCGGAGTGCCGATACATTCCACATACTATGACACCTTGCCCCGAACCGACAAACCGGGCAGGTCGAACAGTTCAAATGTTACGCACGCAAAAATGAAATACCTCTCTGCGGGGTTGGAGTGCCAACCTAATGCGCCAGTCGAGGATAGCACAAGAGAAAGTTATGCTAGATTCTCGGGCATTAGTCCAGTTGACCAGGTGATGTGCGAAGAGTACATCAGGATGAATAGGACCCGGGGCCCAGCATTGCCGATGCCAATGCCTGAGCACCGTGGGATACGAGATGAGATTTTCTTCTCCCCCTACCACAAGTCAAGGAAGTGGATGGGTAAATGGGGTCATGACTCTTAAAACTCCCAAAACGGTATGACCGTGCTAAGGCCGATTAACGATGGGTCGGAATGCCAAGAGACTGCACGGGAGCAGTTGGTGAGTTATGATGAACAGTCCCGCCCACCATGTGCGGTATCCCATACAACATGGCAAAAACAAAACAACAAATCGCTAACGGGGTGCGTAGAGACGCAGCCCGACGGGGTGTCACCCTGTCAAAGAGTAGCGTCGAAAAACTAGCAAGCAGGAGGCTTGAACAGTCTCGGGTCGATGCCGCAATGAACCCGAGATCTAAAATGCAACACATGCAGGGCAAGGGCGGGTTCTTCGGTGATGCCTATAAGTGGATGAAGCAGAAAGTACCCAAAGGTACCTTCGCCACCATTGGAAACACACTCGGAGGGCCGGCCTTTGGTCAGTTGGGGCAAGCTATTGCAAACGTAACCGGTGTCGGTGACTACACGGTCAGACGCAACTCCATCATGGAAAACGAGCCAGAGAAATCGTACTCGTTCTCAAACTTTGGAGGAGCACGTGTCCGCGTCAAGAAACGCGAGTACATTGGATCTGTGGTTGCTGACGCAACTACACCGGAAGCGTTCGCTCAACAACAGTTTCGGCTACAAGCCACCAATGAGGCAACGTTTCCTTGGGCATCACGCATATCGCAGTTGTTCACTGAATGGCAGTTATTGGGCGCAATTGTGTCCTTTGAGTCCACCAGTAGCAATTACAGTGCGGATATGGCCTTGGGAACTGTTTGCATTGGAACCCAGTACAACTCAAACTCTTTGCCGTTCGCAGATATGCCCGCCCTTCTACAGAGCGCGTACCACACGCGCGGGAACCCAAGCGAAACACTGGTCCATGGAATTGAGTGCGATTCGGAGCTACAGGCTTCGGAACGACTCTACACCAGACGACCGGGCTGCGAGGGACCCCCTAATCTGTACGATCATGGCGTGGTTACAATTGCAACCGAGGGCTTGCCGAGTGGATCGGCAGGTGCGACCCTTGGGAGGATTTATATCACATACGACCTGGAGCTGAGTTTGCCGGAGTTGCCAATCGAACCACCTTATGGGGACAAGATAGCATCCGGGGTGAATGCAGCGGTCCCAAGCACGGACCCACCCCTCGGCCAATCACTACTTATCTCTGAGGATAACTCAGACATGTCAATCGGAACTGTTGCCGGCGACAACGTGCTCCTCTTACAACCGGCGACCGGGCCCACTGCAAGACCTGTTCTACAACCAGCTGAGACCAATCAGCTGTGTGCGTGGATCAATGACAGCACCCTCAGCGTGAACGAGCAATTCGTCACATTCGCTAGGGCTGGGCACTACTGCCTGCAGATTGAGCTGATCAATAATTCATCTGTGGACCCTGGGCCTGGCGGAATTACCATCGCCAACCTGAGCAACAACACATCAACGACATCCTCTAGTGGTCTATTCGGAGGCGGTGGTGTTTATGTTCGGGCGTGGTGGTTTACGTTGGAGGTTCTCACACCCGGGACTGGGTTTCGACTCACGAACGGCGTGCCTTCATCAACAAATTCTGTCCATTTCCGGATCCACGCAGCTTAATTACGTGTGTGCACACTAGGGATAACACAAAAACATTCAAAAACCAACTTCATAAAACTCTACTATGGAACTCGAAACGCAAGCGTAGGTCTGACCACCCGCGCCGACTGTGGAAGGAGTAAGTCCAGCTGCCGCTGATAGTGGCACCGAGAAGCTGATAATGTCCTTGAGAAAGACTAGGCTAGCTGAGAGACTGCTTACTAACACGGAACGCAATCGCCACGCTTTTACGGAAGTAGTAGGACAAACCCAAAAACACTAGATAAACTTTTCCAAAGCACTGTTCTCATGGTGGCCTGTGTCGAGCCACTGTGAAACCCTTCAAGAGACACCCTACGGAGGTCCGCACCTGCCCCTGTAGGCTTCTATAATGATGTGTAGAAGAATCAAGTAATCAAGAAAGGAACTCAAATACCTGGGAACGGGGGG